GCGGAACTTTCTTTAAGAACTCTTCCATATCCTTTTTGGCTTTAGCTGCGCTATTGTACTCGCTTAATATCTCATCGTATGCAGGACTTTCACATTTGCTAAAGTCATACTTAACGCCTACTTCTCTAATGTTAAACTTTGCACTCATATACTCGAAGTCCTTGCCATTAAGAACCGCTGCTTGTAATACTGCGTCTTTATAGTCCTTATTTGCCTTTAGTGTTTCGAGCATATCCTCTAAGGCTTTAACCTGAAGATGTGTTTTTAACGGGTCAAGTTCCCCTGCGTTTAAACGTTCAATTAATTGGTGGGTAAACTCTACTCTTTGTTCTTTTGTTGTTTCGAAGATTTGTTGTAGTTCCATTTGTTTATCTTTTAAAGATGTTTAGTTTTTGTATAATAGCCATTATAAATAAGCCAATATAAGCTAAGATGCCAATAGTAAAAAAAGCTATTTTGAATTTAAGTGCTTGTAAACGATTGTCTTTACTATTTTCTTTAGTATTTCCCATATTGTAATAATTAATAAGATACTCATATCGTTTCGGGTTTGTAGTTATCTACATCAAAGAAGCCAATTTTAGCTGCATCTTCAGGCTTACGCATTTTGCGTTTAGAAGGCTCGTAACCTTTCTCTTGGCAGTAAGTAAGTATCTCAAGGTAGGTAGCATCAATGTTAGTCATCATTATGCTAATTGGCTCACTTGCGTAATATTTGTCGATGTAATCTTTTGTGCTTTGGGTCATAGTTTTTAATTGTGTAGTCAAATAATGCTGCCATTAAAAAACCTGTTGCAATTAGCAGAAGGCAGATAGCGTAAATCATTTAGAGTAGATGTCTTGAAGTTGCCCAATAAGGTAACAAGCTACTAAAAATACGGCTAAAAGTTGTGCGGTTTCTTTTTTCATTGTGTTTGGTTTTAATTAAATAATAACCAAATATACAAGTTTTTCACAATAAACAATAAAATGTAAGTAATTATTTTTGCAACATTGTTACAATTATACCTGCTTTTTTTAATAAATCAACCCCTGATAAATCTCTGTATTGTTCTAAATAAACAACTTTAGATATACCTGATTGTATTATAATTTTTGAACATTCATAACATGGAGATAATGTTACATACATTGTTGCCTTATTTGAGTTATTTTCTGACTTTGCGCATTTTGCTATTGCATTTGACTCAGCATGAAGTACATCTGGCTTTGTTTGTCCATTATCAAATTCACAAATATTATCAAACCCGCTAATTGTACCATTATAACCTATGGCTATAATATTATCATTTTTAACTATAATAGCTCCTACTTTTTTTCTTTGACAATAAGAAGCTTCAGAAATTGTTTGAGCTATTTTTATGTAAAATAAATCTTTATTTTTCATTTTTTACAAATGTGCCATTAATCATATTTCCTTCTCTATTTGCTATTTCTTTATATGCACTATTAATACAATCTTCTATTTTAATTCCTTCTAATGCGGCTAAATTTGTTAATACTACTATACAATCTCCTATTGCATCAATAAAATCTAACTTTTTATTTTTTAAAATTGATACTGCTAATTCACCAACTTCCTCTTGCAATTTAATAAACTGTGTTTTTTTATCCCCTTTATCATAAATACCTTTATTTTTTGCCCACTCTCTAATAAGATTAAATTCATTTGTTAGTTTCATATATTCATATTTGCTTTAATAAATTTTGTGTATTTATAGTTTTCTAAAATTACATTATTATAATGAAAATTATCTATAGTATCTTTTAAATTTAATATAGGATAATCATGGCATTCTAAATCTATACATTCTTTTGCTTGATTATAATGGTCCATATATAAATGAAGATTTGAAACATAATAAGAAAGTTTGGAATTTTTTAAACCTAGCTCATTTTGTATTAATCTAGCTAATATAGCATAAGAAGCAATATCAAATGGTAAACCTAAAAATGCATCCGCGCTTCTTTGGTATACTGATAAATATAAAGTATTTTTTATTACATTTAGTTGAAATAAAATATGGCATGGCGGCAAACAGCCTTGGTCTAATTCACTAGGATTCCAGGCTGTAACAATTGCTCTTCTTGTATTTTTATCATTTTTTATTAAATTAATACTATTTCTTAATTGGTCTATTTTTTTATCCCAATCTCTCCATTGTATACCATAAACTCTACCAATACCTTGCATATTAGCGGCTTTAATATTATCATCCCATATAATTAAACCATGATTATTAATGTCTTCTTTTTTTTCTATCTTATTAATAAAACAATATAATTCTCTTGATACTTGTGATAATATTAATTTTTTACCCGTAGTAGCCGGGAATGTTTTTAAATTAAATGTTTTATGCCATCCAATAAAAACTTTAGCATCCCCGGCTCTTGTGGTAATAATTGGCTTATTAATTAATTTTTTAAGCGTTTGTTGTAGCCAATCTTTTTTTGCCATAGTAATAATAATTAATTGAATTTAATGTAGTTTTTACATTTTTTTCTGTTAAAAAAACTAAAATTTCTTTTGGTTTTAAATTAGAGTTTTCTTTTAACTCTTTTACTTGGCTTTTTACTGTTTGTTTTTGGTTGTTCATTTGTTTTATTTTTAAAGTTATACAATGCTGCAATATACGAAATCATATCTAAATAAGTATCATGCTTATGGTTATATGACATTCTACTTAATTTTAATGAAATTAAAACTTTATAAACATCTTCTGTAGTAATTTCTTTATTACATAATTCTGACGCAATAATTGATACTTTTTTTAATGACTCATCAAACGGGCCATATTCTCTTATTTTTTCTTCCGCTCTATCATATACAATAGAGTTAGCTTGTAATAATATTGTTTCCATTTTGTATAATTTTTATAAAAATACAAAACTTATGTATACAATAATATAATTTATTATATATTTATTATTGTTATATGTATATAATTGATTATAAAAACGCGTATCTACCTGTGCCACGTTTAAGGCTAAAGTTCTGCCAAGCCAAAGCCAAAGCCATTACGGCGTCATCGTGGAAGCCTGAAGGTGCTGAGTACTTAACCCCCGTTGCCGTGTACATATATTCAAATACTTCAAGTTCCTGGCTTATTATCCCCTCAGGGTAGCCTATTTTACCTTGATGTATGGCAGCCTGTAACCCTTCCATTAGCTGCTGCTTACTTGAACTTGTGAACTTTAAGCCTTGTATCATTACCCCTTCTCTTTGTAGGTCTTCGAGTATCGGGTCGCCAACCCCCGTAGAATCGACAAGGATAGGGCATTTAGGCAGTCTAAGGATAGTTTGCTTGGTATTGTGCCAATCCATTTGAAAGCGGTCAAAATAAGCCACGTTTCCGTCTTCGTCTAAGCCTACTATTACAGTCCAATCGACCGACTTAGCAAGGTCAATCCCATAAGCTACTACGGGCATTGTTGTTACAGGGTGTATACACTTTCGAATATGCTGACTCCCAAATGGGTTAGCTGCGTTTTCGGCAGGGTTTGCCATATACTCTTGCTCGAATACAACCTCAGGTAGTTGTCTACGGGCATCGTCTATCTCTTGTGGGTCAATGTAAGGGTTATTGTATGTAGTGAACTTGAAGCTTTGCCAATCGGGTTCTGCTTTGCTAAACAAACTAAAGAAGTAGTTTTTACCTTTAGGGGTGCTTAAGAATATGGCCTTACCCTTGTAATCAGTCAAAGTAGGTCTTATCGAGTTAAGCCAACCGTCTTCAAGATTAGGTATAAAAGAAGCTTCGTCTATTACTGCTAAATGAAACTTTAGACCACGAAGATTGTCTAATCTTTCGCCTGTGAAGAAACGTATACTCCCGCCCGTTATGAATGTGATAACTAAGTCGCTTTCGTTCTTAGAGTATATCTCGAATGGCAATAAGTCTACTATCTCTTTAAAGAATATCTTGCCTAACTGATAAGTCGGTGTTATGTAAGCTACACGCTTTTTATTAACCGCAGTTTCTATGCTAATAGTTTGACTAATCAAAGACTTGCCAAATCTACGACCTGCCATCATTACAATAAATCTACTATCGCAGTCAAGTACTTGCTTCTGCGCAGGGTGTGGATTATGTAATTTCAAGCCTACTGTCTGCATTATCTATCGTAAGTTATTTTAATCTCACTTACTTCGTGTTTGTTTTCTGACTTCTCTACTAAACTATTCAATCGCTGAGTTATGCTTGGATTGTAAACCCCTGCCATTCCCCCTTCGATTTGGTCTTGCCTAATTTTTTTCCTAATATGCGAACAGATGGTTAAAAAATCTGCGTAAGCATTATTTGTGTTAGCAAAGTAATGGCTTAAATCTCCTATAATTCCTTTGTCTGCGCAATAGTTTTCAAAGCCTTCTATTGTCAAAGGTCTTTCCCTTAATCTGTAAACTTCATCTCCGTCTTTGCCTACGAAATCGTGTACTTTAATAGGATTGCTTTTGCAGTATTCTGCGTACTCGTTAAAGTATTGAAGCATTAGTTCTGGTGTCTCTATAAGTTTAAACCTACCCATCTATCTTGTTTTTATAGTGTTGGCATATTCTATCCATTACGGAAAGGTAATATGTGTTAAAATCTTTGTAACCTTCGTTGTCTTGTTCGTATGTCTTGTATAAGATGCCCCTTAATCTTTGGCTTGGTGTCTTAAAGGTGTCTGTGTCTGCTTTTAGGTTTTCTACTACATCTTGCTCTTCTTTACTAAACGGCTCTTCTTTGATTGCTAAGTAGCAAAACTGTTGGTTAAGCTGAAACAAAGAAGCAGCATCTTTAGGACTTAGTTCTTGGGTTGCTATTGTTAGCTTGATTGTCTTGTCTTTGCGTGATGCTATGCTTTCTATTTGACTTGATAATAAAATCATAGTATGCCGTTTATTATATCGTTTGCTTCGTCTATTGCATCTTCTTGGTCGAGGTAAGTATCTACGTCTGCTATATGTTTGTTAATCAGTGTTTCTGCCATTGCATAGGTATAATGTCCTATCGTGGTCATATCATCTCCGTTTTTACCCGTCTTACATACTGCAAGGAAGTAAGCTTTGTGTGTAAGGAGTAGCCATATAGCGTTTAGTTTTCTCATCTGCCTTGACCTTTGTAATCTTTAGGTCTTGGGTTATGCTTATTAAAGGACTTCTTTGCAGAGCCTCTTTTGCGTTTGCCAAAGCTAACTTTGTTATTGTTCTCTTTAATCTTTGCCATAATTCTTTGCGTGTATGTCTTTTAGGAACTCTTTATATTGTTTTTTGTCTCCGTATTCTATGTGGCACTTCCTACAAAGTCCCATTAGGTTTTCTATTACATCTGCTTCTTTGCTGCCACCCATTCCCCTCGCCTCAATATGATGTATGTCTACCGCTTGTGAGCCACACACTTCGCAAGGAATGAAGTCCGTTTTTTTATACCCCATTCCCTGCAAATATATTTGTGTGTGTTTCTGCATACTTCCCCCATTAAATTTTCCGTTGATTAATAATTAAAAAATTTAAGTATGCAAATTATTTTCCGTCTATTTCTTTTAGTTTATTAATTGCCCATTCAACTCCACTTGTACCGCCCCAAGCATCCCACATCAAACCGCCACAACCTTCACTATAAGGAACGTCTTTATGTTGTTGGTGTCTTTTAAAGGAAGCCATACGGGCAATCGTATCTCTACTAATCGGCTCACGATTTGCTAATTGATTTGCTCTTGCTTTTCCTGTTGCTTCTCCGCAAGAACCCCAACCATTTTTCTCTGCCCATTCTAAGGCACGTTTTGCGTTATTAGTTGCACTTTCGGGATAGTCGGTATAGCTATCTGCGAACTTGCCACCTGCAAGGATAGCCTTCCAAACTTGCATAGCTTTTTCCTCAGTATCGTAGATGCAAGACCCGTTTCCAATCCGATATTTGCCATTAGAGGCGCATTTATATATTGGCATTTCTTATGTGATTATATATTTTTGTGATGTGGTTAATAAATTCTTTATAGTCCATATCCATTTTTGCTACATTACAAGTTTTGCAACAAGTAACTACATTCCCTTGAATATATCCTTTTGAACTATCTATTCTGTCAATACCATTATAGATAAAGTTATACTTAAAATTAGGTTGATTATAAAGCATATTATTGCTATGTTCTGTGCCACAATAATGGCATACATCTTTAACTAATTTAAGTATCTCTTCTCCTGATAATGTGCAAGTTAAGCATCTTTTTAAGTATCTCTTATTTAACCTGCTTTTTAATACATTTGCACAAGTAAGTTCTAAATTTTTATTACTAAACTCGTTTGTAAAATTTTGTGTTAGTTTACACTTTTTACATAAAGCACCTCTCCTTCTTATTTCCTCTGCTCTTTGTGTACACTCTATGCCACATTTATCACAAGCATAAGTACCAACAGACCTTAATCTGCCTGACTTGTCTACCTTTGTGTGATAAAATATTTTTGCTAATATTACTGGCATAGTTTACTATAAATATACTTTCGGTCTAAATTTATCTCGTCAAAGTTATACTTCTTTTGGCAGAACTCAAATAGCTTTTGTCCGCTTTCCTTTCGCATATCCGCATCGCTTACTAAATCTCTTATATGTTTATACCAATCCTTTTGGCTTTTAACGTAATGCAGTGGCATATCTAAATAAGGATTGACATAGCTAACTATTGCAGGGTTCTTTTTAGAAGCCGTTTCTAATACTTTTAGATTGGACTTCATAGCATTAAACTTATTGTCCACCAATGGTATAATTGAAATATCGCTATCCGTATAAGCACCCATATATTCAGTAACCTTTGCATAATTATAGATTGTAGGGTTAAGCTTTAGTCCGCAAGTGAACGCATCAATCATTTTATCCCATATAGGTTTTTCTCCGTCATTGTAACCTGCAATAACAGTTCTTATGTTCATACCTTGCAACCTTTTAAAAGGCTGCCTAAGTATTTCTAAGTCCCTTTCGTGTGTTCCGCTACCTGACCAAAACAATCTAACCTTGTAATCTTCGGTCTTGTTATCTGTAAATTGCTCTTGCCCGTAAGGTAATGCGTTTGGTAAGATGTGAACGTTCTTATTAAATGGGGTTATCTCTCCTGCTAACCTTTCGTGAGTGCAGGTACAAAGGTCTGCAATTTCTAAGTAATCGGTAATCTGTTTACCTATGTTATTGTACTTGTATCGGTAATACAATAGATGCGTTTCGCTTAGTTCCCAGTAATCGTCATTGTCTACTACCAACTTAAAGCCGTACTTACTGCGCCAGATGTCCATTTGCTTTGCATCAATCTCATTAAGCATTCTATTCATAAGCACAATATCCCAACCTTGCTCAAGTAGTTCGTCATTCAATACATCTGTAATAAGTGCGTACTCCTTTTCTAAGTGTACTATTGGCATCATTATTCGGTGTAGTCCTACTCCGCTATTGGCTGAAGTTATACAAAGTATTCGCATCTTATATTCTTTTGGTTGTGATAGATGTCTTGGTATTTTTCCCATACGCTTTGCGCCCTTTGTAAACTTTCGTCTTTCATTCGTCTATATTCCGTTCCGTTGCCAACATCGTGTCCTATATGTTCCGACCTCATATCTGGCAAGTAGTAATTAGTAAAGCCTGTAATAGTTGCACGTTCCCCATAATCTCTATCTTGCATTCCGTATGGGTCATACTCGGTATTGTAACCGCCAACCGCATCTATAAGTTCACGAGTAATAAAATTATCGCCAAAAGGTGTATGTACTTTATGTACCCCGTCTACTATTGGTGGTAATGCTTCAACACAATGTATTCCTATTATGCCTGTCTTTTCTATTCGTTGTGCAAACAATAAAAACTTAGCTAACCAATTCTCAGGCAGTAAAATGTCATTGGCTAATAAACAAACTGCATCGTAATTAGTAGTAAGCCTAAGTCCTGCGTTTACTCCGGCTGCTATACCTCGCTTTTCTTTTGATAAATCATAACCGGCAAAAGGATAGTTAAAGGTTTCGTGCGTGTCGCTTCCATTATCTATTAAAAAGCAATCGGCATTGTAACCGCTATTAAAAAAGTTTTGGTTGATTACACGCTGCGTTAAATCGTGTCTGTTTTGTGTAAGTAATAAAATAGCAACTTTCATTATCTTATGTTTGAGCCGATTTCTCGTGCAGGTACTCCTGCATATTTAGTATTTGGTTTTGCATCTCCTTTTACAAAAGCACTTGCACCTATCATACAATTTTCTCCTACGTTTGCAAATTGATGTAAAACTGCGTTAAGTCCTATGTTAGCACCTTTGTCAATAATTGAATGCCCACCTATTTTTGCTCCGCAACTTATTGTTACATTATCTAAGATTGTGCAATCGTGTCCTATGTGTGAGTGTTTCATAATGAAACAATTATTACCAATAAAGGTGTCAATCTCCGTTCCTGCATCTATTGTTACAAGTCCTGTGATAACATTGTTATCTCCAATGTATACTTTGCCTTTTTCTTTTTGCCAAAACTTCTTATGCTCGGCAGGGTCTCCAATGATACAATAAGCACCAATGTAGTTGCCGTCTCCAATAATTACGTTATCGCCAATAATAGCGGTAGGGTGGATAAAGTTAGCCATTCTTTTTTTTATTTTTAGGTTTAGGTTGCTCTTCGTACCAAGTGTATAAGCGTTTAATCATATCGAAGATACAATTACCGCACCATACTGTTAAGATAAAATCTGCACTCATATACTTGCGATAAATATGTTCGTACATTTTTAAAATGTCTAAATCTATATTACGCACATATCCATTCTGGACCGTATGCCAATTTCCAATGTGTTCATCTAAAAATTTGCGGTGTTCTATTTCCATAAATTCCACATTAGTTTAGAAAGTAAAGGAGCTGCAACTCCCGGTATAAATACAAACGCTATTACATCTGTACATATTACAGGTAGTAAATATAAAGCTAATCCTGTCCAAGCTGCTAAACAACTTGTGCAGCTAAAAGGCTTAAAATCTAATTTCCACTTTCTATGAAATTGGTGTATCTCTACAAAGAAAATTGCAAAGCATATTGCTGCTATAATTATCATACTTGTATATTTTGGTTATTAAGTTTAAAATACAACTCGCTATTTTTATATATTAATTCTTCACTCAATTTTTTATACTTATGTTTAGATTTTAATGTCTGGTCGATTACTTGTTTTAAGTTTTTTACATATTCATCTTGCCTATTAAGTTCCCCATTTTTGCGAAGTACTTTATTTTCATCTTCAAGTTCAGCTATTTGGCTTTCTAAAATTCCAACCTTAAGTCCATACTCTTTTAATTGTCTATGTAGGTCGGCAATAATTTCATCTTGGCTATAAACTCTTTTAACTTGTAAAAGAACTTCTCTATCTACATATTGTTTCATTTGCGTAGTTGTTTTTTTAGTTCTCGTTTGGTTAGTTTAAGTTCCCTATGTATTGACATATAAGGTATGCCTGTAACCCTGCTTAATTCTTTAGCGTTGCAGTTGTGCTTAATAGCATATACTCGTAATAGTTCTGCTTTATACCAGTGCATCTTAGATAACTCATCTTCTACTTTGTTAAGTAAATCTTCGTCTCTATCGTGTACTATTAATTCTACTTCTAAAGGTTTGCGGTATGTTCTATAAAATTGGCTCGTATTACTTTGCATCATATTAATCATAGTTCTAACCAAGTAGAACTTTAATACATTTCGAGTTCGCATATCTATTAAACGTTCCTCGTCCATTTCACATAGCACCTTAAATAATTCGCTTCTTAAATCTTCTCGTAAATCTTCAGGCTGCATTTTATCTATTGCTTCCTTTAATTCTCGGCTTTCCCAAAGTTCTAATATGATGCTATTCTTGTTCATATTCTTTTAGGGTTAGTTTCCCGTTTTCTTCGGTTGCTATATAACAAAAACAATTTGCAGTTTTGGCTAAGTTTAAAAACGCTATTTGATAACTGCTAAGTTTATCACCTATGGCTTTTGTTTCGCAATAAACCGCTACCCCTGTTTGAGTGTGAAAGCCTACTACATCTGGAACTCCTTTAAGCCCTATAAATGCGCGACCTCTAACTGCAAGATTGTTATTGCGCCATACAAAACACCCGTTTTTGTTTAGGGTCTTAATCGCTTCTTTGGTTAATTCGTTTGCGGTCATATTACAAAACTATATTAAGAAAACGAAACTTTACCATTTTTAATTTGCAAATCAAAAAATAAAGCTACTGCAACTGCTCGCGCTTGGTTCTTTAGCCATTGCTCAGTCCATTCGTCTCGATACTGCTTAGCACTTATAATGTCCATTTTATTAACCTTGTAGGTAATAATCTCCATAAGTTTCTTTTTAGCAAGTGCACCATCTTCTTTTGTCCATACCTTGATGCCTGAACTATTAAGCTTTGTAAATACGCTTAATGGGTTAAACAACCTATCAAAACTTCTATTTTCTAAAAGCTTATATTCTTGGTAAGAGTAATCAATTATTTCTAAATCGGTTAAGTGTGGGATTGCTTCTACTCGTTCCTGTGGCATCATTTTTCTTACTTCGTTTGCTTTTTTCTTATACCTATCCATTACCTGACTAAAATATGCAGGGCTGAAGTTCTGGTAGTGGTCTATAAAGTCATTAGTTACCATTTGCTTAAACGCTACTTTAACTTCGTTTATTGTAAAGCCACCATATTCGGTTCTTATCCAATCCTCTAATATTGCTAACTTAACTTCACCAGGATTGTTAATACCTACAAGCTGCATTAAATAAACAAGATTTTGTTTAAATATGATAGAATTCAGATTGCGTATTCTCTCCCCCAAAAAGCTTTCCATAATCTCCTTCTCCATAGGTAGTAGAGTGGATATAGTTGTAGTTTTTAAGGTTGTCAAGCTCGTGTTTACTAAGTTTTGACTTATTGTTTGTAGCTCCTTTTGCATATTGTTTAGTGTTTGTTATCCAATTATTTGCAGCGTGTGTCCAACTTTTCATAGGGTTTTTACCTACTTTCCACCCATTGCTTTCATAGTAATTTACAAATTTTTGTGCTTCAATTTTCGCCTGGTCTAAATCAATTTTTAATGCCATGTATTCATAAACTTGTTCAAAATTACATTTACTTTTATTATTAATTATATCTTTATTTATATTTTCATTTACATTTTCCATATGAACTACCATATGAGGTTGCATATGCGTTTCATATGATACATTTTCTTTAGGTTTGTTTTTAGGTTTCATATTGTTTCGCCTTGATTCTGTAAACGTTTTACGCTTTTCTTTTTCATAATCAAGTCTTACATTGTACCATAAACCTTCGTCATCTTGTATAAATTTTGATTTTATTTGTTCCCACAAGTGACCAACCGTATGTTGTATCATATGAGTATTCATATGACCTCGGTTAAATTGAAGCATAAGCAAGTCCATATATGCACCTTTTTCTTCAAATGTCATCCCCATTGTGCCACTAACATAGTCACCTGGGTAAAATAAAAAAGCTGGGTCTTTTGCCATAAAAAAATAAACCCCGATAGCTGCGAACTATCAGGGTTATTATTATTTAACCACTAAACACATAGGCGGTTCGCAGTTCGTCTATGTGTCTTATATACTGCAAATATAGACTAATTTTGTATAATTTCAATTTTTTGACAAATTCTTTTCATTTTGTCTTTAAACCAATCTTCCGTATCAATTAGGTTATTTGCTTGTTTTATATTATGAATTGCGGTTGTAT